TATAGTAGTTAAAAATAGAATGGGTCCACCAAATAGAAAAATTCGATACAATGTTTTTTACAGACAAGGTATAGACAATTATGGTGGTTGGCTTAAACTAATGAAAAACTATAAAGTAGTTAAACAATCAGGCCCAATTTGTAAGTATACAGACACAGAAACAGGAGAAATGCTTAATTTTTCAGGTAAAGAATTAGAAAAGCTGTGTGGGGAAAGACCTGAAATTAAAGAGGCTATGTATAGAGACACTTGTGATGCTTATATCATGAAATATCAACATGAAGATCCACAAGAAGCAGATCCAGACATTGAAATTGATGAAACTGGATTATAATGGAAGACATATTTAGTTTATTAGATAACGTTCAAAAACCGGGCGATTTAGGGGTAAATAATAGGGTATTAATAGTAGATGGTTTAAACCTTTATTTAAGAGCATTTGCAGTAAATGGAGCTCTAAATGACAATGGTGTACCTGTGGGGGGACTAACTGGTTTTTTAAGATCATTAGCTTATGCTATTAGAGAAGTAAACCCAACTAGAGTAATTGTAGTTTATGATGGTCAAGGTGGTAGTCAACGTAGAAGAAAAATACATCCTAACTATAAAGCTAATAGAACACCAGGCAAACGAATTACTAGATGGGATGCATTTAAAGACGCTCGAGCAGAAAAAGATGCAATGAAAATTCAATTTTCTCGTTTAATTGAATATTTAGATTTTCTTCCTGTTAATGTTATTTCAATAGACAAAATAGAAGCTGATGATACAATAGCATATATAGCCCACACTTTACTAAGTGAAGATGTTACTATATTATCAGCAGACCAAGATTTCTTACAATTAGTAGATGAAAGAATCACAGTTTGGAGTCCAACAAAGAAAAAATTCTATACACCTAGAATGGTTATGGATGATTATGGAGTACCGGCTCACAATTTTTTAATGTATAAAGTTTTAATGGGTGACAAATCCGACAACATCGAAGGTGTTAAAGGATTAGGACCTAAAAAATTACCTAAAATAGTTCCAGATCTACTTACTCAGACAACCCTTGATCTTGATTTCATTCTGGAACATGCGGGTAAAGGAGAAGAACCAATGCATAAGAAAATTGTTGAGTCGGCAACCCAACTTCAAATAAATGAGGAATTAATGGATTTAAAAAACCCACCAATTTCGGGTGAATTAAAATTACAAATAGCAAGATTAATAGAAGCACCAATAAACTTGCTTTCCCGAAATGACTTTATTATGATGTATAATGATGATCAATTAGGAAATGCTATTAAGGCACCTGATTTATGGTTAAGAGAACATTTTGTAAAATTAAATACATTAGCAAAACAAACACATGAGTAAATTAACCCAATATGGACACGCGTTTCAGATTAAGGCACTTGCTATCTTAATTACTGACAGAGATTTCTTGCAACAAATTGCAGACATAGTGTCTCCTGATTATTTTGACAATGATGCAGGTAAATGGATTATGAGAGAAACTCTAAAATATTTTAATGAATATAAGTCTGTTCCTACAATGGAAGTTTTTAAAGTTAAAGTAGAAAGTATAAATCAAGAATTACAAAGTGTAGCTGTAAAAGATTTACTCAAACAAGCATACAAAGCATCTAAAGCAACAGATTTAAATTACGTTAAAGACACATTTTTAGATTTTTGTAAAAATCAAACATTAAAAGGTGCATTAATGAAGTCAGTGGATTTATTAGAATTAGGTGATTATGATGACATTAGAAATTTAATTGACAGAGCATTAAAAGCAGGAACAGAAAGAGACATTGGTCATGAGTATCTAGCTGAATTAGAAGATAGATTTAGAGAGGAAGCTAGAAACACTGTGGAAACACCATGGCCTTTAATAAACAACCTACTTGGTGGTGGGTTGGGAGATGGTGATTTAGGAATGATTGCAGGAGGACCTGGGGGTGGAAAATCATGGGCTTTAGTTGCTTTGGGAGCACAAGCTGTAAAAACAGGGCACACAGTTATTCATTATACATTAGAATTAAATGAAAAGTATGTAGGTAGACGATATGATGCTTGTCTTACGGAAATTCCAGTTGGAGACATTTTATTACATAAAGACAAAGTAAAGGACAAAGTAGAAAATTTACGAGGTGGTCTTTACATTAGAGAATACCCAGCAGGACAAGCAACTGTAAACACTATACATGCACATTTAGAAAAATGTATACAACAAAATATTGAACCAGATTTAATTATAATTGATTATGCTGATTTATTAACTTCTAAAGCAAGTAAAGAAAAAAGAGACAAATTAGATGATATTTATACTAATTTAAGAGGTTTGGCTACTGAAATGAAATTACCTATATGGACAGCATCACAGGTAAATAGATCAGGAGCAAGAGAAGACATTATTCAAGGAGATAGAATGGCGGAAAGTTACAGTAAAATGATGATTACTGACTTTGCAATGTCTTTATCCAGAAATGCAGAAGATAAAGAAAATGGCACAGGAAGGTGGCATATTATGAAAAATAGATATGGAGCTGATGGTATAACTTATGATTCTGTTATGGATACCGCAATTGGTAAGATTGCAATAAATATGAGAGGAAATAACAGAAATGAACAAACACCCCCTGGAGAAATTTCACCCGCACAGCGAAGAAGACTTCGTGGAGCTTCTAACGACTTTTTTGGAATTTAATGGGTTTTGTTTGTATATATTGTATTTATCTCCACACAAAGGGATCCTTCCCTTTTTTTATTTCTAAATTTTAAAAAAAAATAAACATGGCAAAAAAAGATATCACAAAAGAAAGAATAGTTTATAAACCATTCGAATATCCAACAGCATTTGACTATTGGTTAAAACAACAACAAGCACATTGGATCCACACAGAAGTTCCAATGATGAGTGATATTAATGATTGGAAACAAAACTTAAATGAAACTGAAAAAAATATTATTGGTTCTATTTTAAAAGGTTTTGCCCAAACTGAAACTGTAGTTAATGATTATTGGACAGGATTAGTTACAAAATGGTTTAGAAAACCAGAAATTATTGCAATGGCAACTGTATTTGGTGCTATGGAAACAATTCACGCTGAAGCTTATTCTTTATTAAATGAAGAATTAGGTTTAGATGATTTTAGTGAATTTTTAGAAGATGAAACAACAATGGCTAAAATAGAAGCTTTAACCGAAAATGCAGCTAGTTTTGGTGATGAAGTAGATTGGCATGAAAGAGCAAAATCATTAGCTATATTTTCTGCTTTTACTGAAGGTGTAAATTTGTTTTCATCATTTGCTGTTTTATTATCATTTAAACTAAGAAATAAATTAAAAGGAGTAGGACAAATAGTTGAATGGTCAATCAGAGATGAATCAATGCATTCAGACGCAGGATGTTGGTTATTTAGAACTCTTTTAGAAGAAAAACCAGAACTAAAAACACCAGAATTAGAAGCAGCAATTAATGAAGCAGCTTTACTTTCTTTAAAATTAGAATTAGATTTTATTGAAAAGGTATATGAAATGGGTGATTTAGAGGGTTGTAGTAAAGATGATTTAATTTCATTTATTAAACATAGAGTAAATACTAAAATGGGGGATTTAGGATATAGACCTATTGTAAATGGTATTGATGTTAAAGCAGTAGAAAGAATGAAATGGTTTGATCATTTATCAGCGGGGAAACAACATACAGATTTCTTTGCAAATAGAGTAACAAATTATAGTAAAGGTGTACAAGATTGGGACGCAGCCTCAATATTTTAAAAAATAAATAATGGATAATAATAGTTTAGTAGCAGATTACTCCCAGTGGGAGAGAGGGAAAGACTTCCCCGAATTTATGGATGAAGTAGCTTTATCAACAATTTCAAAAGGATACCTTTTACCAGGAGAAACACCTAAAAAAGCATACAGAAGAGTTGCTCACGCAGTAGCAATTAGATTAAATCGTCCTGATTTAGAGTCAAAATTCTTTAAATATATTTGGAATGGTTGGATTGGTTTAGCATCTCCTGTACTTTCAAACACAGGAACAGACAGAGGTTTACCTATTTCTTGTTTTGGGGTTGATACTCCAGATTCAATCAGAGGAATTGGTTTAACTAACGCCGAATTAATGAAACTAACAGCTTCAGGAGGTGGAGTTGGTGTTTCTGTTTCTAGAATTAGACCAAGAGGAACAGAAATTAGGGGGAATGGTAAGTCAGAAGGTGTAGTGCCTTGGTGTAAGATTTATGATTCTTCAATTATTGCTACTAATCAAGGTAATGTAAGAAGAGGAGCAGCATCAGTTAATTTAAAAGTTAACCACCCGGATATTGAAGAATATCTTCAAATTAGAAGACCAAAAGGTGATCCTAACAGACAATGTTTAAATTTACATCAATGTGTTGTTGTTGATGATTCATTTATGAGAAAGCTAAATGATAGAGATGAAACCGCAATGAAAATATGGTTAGAAATTCTAAAATCAAGAATGGAAACAGGAGAACCATACATTATGTTTGAAGACAATGTAAACAAAGACAATCCTTTAGCTTACATGATGAATAACCTTAATGTTTCAATGACAAACATTTGTACAGAAATAACACTCCATACAGATGAAGAGCACTCGTTTATATGTTGTTTATCTTCGTTGAATCTCGCGAAATATGATGAATGGAAGGACACAGATGTTGTAGAAACAGCTACATATTTTTTAGATGGTGTTATGCAAGAATTTATTGATAAAACCAATGGAAAAGAAGCAATGAAACGTACCCATAAACATGCTAAAAAAGGTAGAGCATTAGGTTTAGGTATAATGGGTTGGCATACTTTTTTACAAAAGAAAGACCTTCCATTTAATTCAATTGCTTCTACAGCTTGGACTCACACAATAATGTCTAAGATTAGAAATGAAGCTGAAGCAGCATCAAGAAAATTAGCCCAAGAATATGGTGAACCATTATGGTGTAAAGGAACAGGTATGAGAAATACTCATGTTTTAGCTATTGCACCTACTGTTTCAAATTCAAGAATAGGGGGATGTTCGGCAGGTATTGAACCACAACCAGCAAATGTTTACACATTTAATGGCGCTAAAGGTACTTTTATTGTTAAAAACCCAGAATTAGAAAAATTATTAACAGAAAAAGGCAAAAACACAAATAAAGTTTGGGATCAAATTTTAGCAGATGAAGGTTCTGTACAAAATTTACCAGCTGAAATATTATCAGAAGATGAAAAAGAAGTATTTTTAACATTTGCCGAAACTAACCAATTAGCATTAGTTCAACAAGCAGCAATTAGGCAAAAATACATTGATCAAACTCAATCACTTAATTTAGCATTTGCCCCTACTGATTCCCCAAAATGGATTAATCAAGTGCATATGGAAGCATGGAAATTAGGTGTAAAAACATTATATTATTTAAGAACTGACTCTGTAATTAAAGGAGATTTAGGTTCTAGAATGGCAGATTGTGTAAGTTGTGACGGATAAAAATATAATAGAAATACAAGGGAAATTATTTCAAGTAAAAAGAAAATTTCCAGAAAGCAGAATAAATTTAGAAATAGAAGACTCTGTTTCAACTTTAAAACAATATTATCATTGTGATACTATGTTTAGAGCTCAAGGTCTTTTATGGTTATGTAATGAAATAAAAGAAGTAAAATATGAAGAACTCTAAAAAAACATTAGAAGATTTAAATAATGTTCAAGAAGATTTAAATAAAATATTAAACTTAATTGATAGTTTAGATGAATTAGATGAAGATATTGATATTGAAAGTTTAGATAAAGAAATAGATAGTGTAGGAAAGGAAATGGAAAATAAATATAAAGATCTTCTTTCAAAAAATAATTTGGATCCCAAAAAATAAAGTTATATATAAAAAATAAAAATAGTTATGGCAAAATACCAATCAACAAAATTATTCGACAACTATTCAGTTGCTCTTAGACAACATAAAGCAGCACATTCACACTGTGAACTACTTCATGGATATGCTTTAAAATTTAAAGTATGGTTTGAATCAAATGAACCACTAGAAGAAAACCAATTAGATGAAATGAATTGGATTATGGATTATGGTGGTTTTAAAGACACAGATGCAGAACCAACCCCAGGTAATGGATTAAAAAAATGGATGAATTACATGTGGGATCATACATGTTTAATAGAAAAAGATGATCCACAATTAGAATCTTTTAAATGGATGGAAGAATTAGGTGTTTTACATTTAAGAGTAATGGATAAAATGGGTGCTGAATCTTGTGCTAAATTAGTATTTGACAAATTTAATGATGTAATGTCTAAAACTGGTGGTGGAAGAGTAAAAGTAGTAAAAGTAGAGTGTTGGGAAGCCGACAGAAATTCATCTATTTACTCAGAATAATATGTTTAAAATATCACACGAACTTCCTGTAAATATGCTCTCTAGGAGCTTTGAAATTAATGATTATGAGTACTGTTTACCTCATTTATTAGATCAAAATGAAATTTACAAAAATCATTTTGAAAAAGCTAAAGAAACAGGAAGCTATATTATAATGGATAATTCGCTTCACGAATTAGGCAAAGCATACGACACAGACAGATTAATGCATTGGATTAATCATTTAGAACCAAATGAATTTATTGTACCAGATGTTTGGCAAGATCAAACAGCAACATTAGTTAATGCTAAAAGGTGGATGTCTATAAAATTACCAGAAGGAGTAACTAAAGTAGCAGTTGTTCAAGCTCAAAGTTACCATGAAGCATTTGAATGTTATAATATTTTAAAAATGCAAGGTTATAAAAAGATAGCATTTAGTTATGGTGCTGATTGGTATGCTGAAGAATTTCCACACCCGAATCCCTTGGTTGGTAAAATGATGGGTCGTATAATGGCAATATCCAAAATGTATAAATCAGGATTAATAGGAAAAACAGACAGAGTACACTTATTAGGGTGTGCTTTACCACAAGAATTTGCATACTATGCTGATTTTCCTTTTATTGAATCAATAGATACATCAAACCCTATAATTCATGGGTTAGAAGGAGTAAAATATAATAGTGTAGGTTTATTTACTAAATCTTCAACAAAAATAGACAAGTTAGGAATAATACCCTTAAATCAAGAAAAATTATATAACGTTAATCATAATCTCATCCAATTCAAAAAGTTTGTAACGGATAGTAAAACCCAACAATAACAAAATGACAATAGCATTAATTGTAGTTACAGTATGTGCCCTAGCTTTCGCAGCATACGTTTTTATCTCTCATGATAAAATTACAGAAAGGAAAGCAGAAGCCATGTTAGTAAAATGGAAAGTTAAAGAAGAAAAAGCTATCCGAGAAGATGCCTATTCAAGGTCAAGAGCAGTAAGTTTTGGAAAAACAATTGAACATTATGTTCCTTTTATGGAAAACTTTCCAGTAGACCCTAAAGATGTACAGTTTTTTGGAAAACCAATTGATTATATAGCTTTTGCAAATAGAGGAAGTAAAACAAAATGTTCGGTACATTTTATAGAAGTAAAAAGTGGAAATTCAAATTTGAATGGACACCAGAAAAATATTAAAGATGCAATCTTAAAAGGAAGAATCCATTGGCATGAACACACAGTAGATGGAATTTGGGAACATGAAACTAGAAAACAACATTTAAATAAGAAAAAATAATGAAGAAACAAGCAGTATTATCATTATCAGGTGGAATGGACAGTAGCACTGTATTATTACACTTGTTAGCAAAAGGTTATGAAGTAACAGCATTAAGTTTTGATTATGGTCAAAAACACAATGTAGAATTAGAAAGAGCAGCAGAATTAATTGAATATTTAGACAGAAATGGTCATCCAGTAAAATATCAAAGAATTACATTACAAGGATTGGTTTCTCTTTTAAATTCAAATTTAGTTAAAGGAGGAGAAGATGTGCCAGAAGGACATTATGAAGAAGACAATATGAAAGATACTGTTGTACCTAATAGAAACAAAATATTTTCATCAATTATCCAAGCAGTAGCATTATCAATTGCAAATGAAAAAAATTGCAATGTAGAAATTGCAATGGGTATTCATGCAGGTGATCATGCAATATATCCTGACTGTAGACAAGAATTTAGAGATGCAGATTATGAAGCTTTTAAACAAGGTAATTGGGAAGCTGAAAAGGTAAAATATATTACACCTTACTTAGATGGTGATAAATTTACTATTTTAGAAGACGGTGTAGCTTGTTGTGAATTTTTAGGTTTAGATTTTGATGAAGTTTATAAAAGAACTAATACGTCGTATAAACCAACAGCTGAAGGATTATCTGATTATAAGTCAGCTTCATCAGTAGAACGAATTGAAGCATTCCTTAAATTAAACAGAAAAGATCCTGTTGCTTATGTTGACGGGTGGGAAACAGCTAAAGCCCATGTAGAAGAATTATTAGCAAACCATTAATAACCAGTGAATGTAAAACCACTTAAAAAAATGCACAATGAGAAAAAGAATAGAAGATTATGGTAAAACGTTACCAGTACTAGAATTATACCGTGCTGTACAATCAGAAGGTAGTAGATTTGGGAGACCAACAATTGTTATTAGAACTACAGGTTGTACACATAGGTGTTATTTTGGAGAAGGGGGATGGTGTGACAGTTGGTACACCTCCATACACCCCGAAAAAGGAATATTTAAATTTCAAGATATTATAGATATTTATGACCAGAATCCACAAGTAAAAGAAATGATGCTAACTGGGGGTTCACCAACTATGCACCCCTCATTAGTTAACGAATTAACACACTTCGCAAATGAAAGAGGAATTATTATTACTATCGAAACTGAGGGATCAGCTTTTGTTGAAACCGATTATCCTATTGGTCTTATTAGCCTTAGCCCTAAGTTTAATAATTCCGTCCCTGTTATTGGGGCTGTTACTCCAGCTGGGAAAGTGGTTGACCAAAGATTCGTAGACGTCCATAATAGAAAAAGACTTAATACAACAGCTATCAAACAAATGATGGAATTTCATTCAGATTACCATTATAAACCAGTTTGGGATGGAACGAAAGGAAATTTAAAAGAAATTGAAGCTTATCGAGTAGAACTTGGCATCCCCAAAGAAAAGACATACGTTATGCCCGCAGGTGATACAAGAGAACAATTAATAAAAATGTATCCACTTGTATTTGAAATGGTAGCAGAACATGGATATTGTATGACAGGAAGAGATCATATAATTGCGTATAACACAGAAAGAGGAGTATAATGGGAAAAGAATTAATATCAAAAATAGAATTAGATCACTTAATAGATGATTTAGGTGATGAATTAACAGCTAAATGTCACGAAGTAGGTGGTGGTATTGTATTTGTTTGCGTTATGAATGGTGGTTTTATGTTTTATAGCGATTTAGTAAAGAAAATAAAATACCCAATAGAAACAAGTTTTCTAAAATGTAAATCATATGATGGTTTTGAACGAAAAGAAATCACATTAGATTATATACCCTCTACAGATTTTAAAGGTAAAACAGTATTCATTGTAGATGATATTTTAGATTCAGGTAATACAATGAAATATCTTCAATCATATCTTCATATGAAAGGAGCTAAACAAGTAGAAACAGTAGCAGCAGTTTATAAAGAAAATGTGGATTTTCCAAATACCTTTTTTATACATAAACAACCAGAAGGAGTTAATCCTTGGTATATTGGATATGGAATGGATGATCCGAAAGGATATCAAAGAAATTTAGACACAATACATACATTATAATGGCAGAAAATAAAAAGAAATACGATATAGAAGTAGTACAAGAAGGGTTTGCAAATGGTGTTGCACCAGGCTTTCCTTTAAATGATCAAGAAAAATCAGACATGATTGAACAAGCAACAGAAGCTTATGGTAAGTTTTTAGACGCTTTAAAATGTGATTGGAGAAATGATCCAAATTCAAATGACACACCAAGACGTGTAGCTAAAGCTTATGTACATGATTTATGGGCTGGTAGATACACTGAAATGACACCTATTACTTCCTTCCCTTCAGATGGTTATGATGGAATTGTAATCGAAAGAAACATTCCACTAACATCAATGTGTTCTCACCACCACCAAACAATAGGTGGGGTGGTTCATATTGGTTACATTACATCAGAAAAAGGAGCAGTTGTGGGTTTAAGTAAATTAAATAGAATTGTAGAACACTTTGGCAGAAGAGGTGCTATACAAGAACAATTAACATCTGCAATACACAATGCAGTAGATAAAATTTGTGAGGATAACTTAGGTGTTATTATTACAATAGTAGCAACACACAATTGTGTAAGTTGTAGAGGTGTTAAACACAAAGGAGCCGCAATGGTTACAACTAAAGCTTCAGGTGTGTTTAGACACAATGGAAATGACGCAAGACAAGAGTTTTTTAACTCATTAAAAATTAATAACGGAGGACATCAAATTTAAAAAAAAATATGGAAAAAACACAAGAATTAGTAGACGCAATTAAAGAACAAATAGTATTAATTGAATCAGAAATAGATAAAACAACAGCGGCAGCAAAAGGAAGATGTAGATCTGCAGCTAATAAAATTAAAAATTTATCTGCTGACTTTAAAAGAAATCATAAATAATATGGCATATTATATTGCAACAGTAAAAGTTCAAGATGAGAACGAAAGAGGTAGAATTTCAAACACAAATGAAGTTTATTGTGTAGAAGCAGAATCAGTTACAGAAGCAGAAGCTAAAGTAGTAAAAGAATTTGAAGGTTACCAAATGGATTATCAAGTAAAATCTGTAAAGGAATCAAAAATTATTAAAATATTAGAATAATGGGAAAGCAATTAAATTTATTTGAAGATCAAAAATTAAGTCCTAAATATTGGGAAGTACCTTTTGTAGATGAAGTTCAAGAATTTAATCAAACATTTGGTAAACCAAACAATTATACACCAAGTATTCCTGAAAGAAAAGAATGGATGTTTGTGTATGATTTTATCCAAGAAGAACTAGCTGAGTATAAAGAAGCTTGTGAAAATGGAGATATAGTAGAAATCTTAGATGCATTGTGTGATATTACTTATGTTTCATTAGGTAATGGTACTATGTTACATGGTTTAAAAGGTAAAATTTGGAAAGCATACCAAGAAGTACAAGCATCAAATATGTCTAAAGCATGTAAAACAGAAGAAGAAGCTATAGAAACAGCTAAATCAGAAGCAGCTAGAATTGGTGAAGAAACCCATTATGAAAAAGTAGGAGAGTATTGGATCGTTTACAGAACACGAGACAGAAAAGTATTAAAATCAATTAATTATTTTAGACCAGATTTAACACAATTTTTTACAGATGAAGAAATCGAAAAAGCAAAGTTGGGATTATAGAGATACTAAAGTAGACAAACTACCAGATCCTAAACTACACCAACAAATTAGTTTTATTAAGTCAGGTATCCGTATTCTAGGATATGCCTGTATACCATTTACTTTATTTTGGGCAACAATATTTTTAATTCTTAGTGAAGTAGTAGGAATAATTGAAGAACTTGTATAAATAGCTTGGAAAAGTAAAATATCTTTCGTATCTTACGTGTATGTATAAAAACTGTTATGTAGTAAAAAAACCAGATGTTTGGAACGTTTATGATGTTCATCTTTGGACAGATGAAGGTTATTTTGTAGAAGAATTCCAAAATTATGGTTATCAAGAATGCGATCAATATCACGCAACTCATTGGGGTTTAAAAGATGAACCATTAAAAAAAGTTTACAATTGGAATAGAGAAACCCAGGGTATGCATTACGCAGACCATACTAGAGGAAATATACACACAAAATTTCTAATTGACAAATATGGTACTAATGATGAAACTTCTAAAACTCACAGAGAAGTATTTTTTGATATTGAGATTGAAATAGGTGGTGCATTAACACCAGAATATATCCAACAAGCACCTATGCCCATTACATCAATTGCTTGGTGGGACAAACAAGCAGACGAGTGGGCTATTGTTATATTAGACAAAACAGGTGAAATTAAAGCTAGTACACAAGATGGTAGAGAAATTATACCTGTAAAACGTGAAAATGATTTAATTGAAGTGTTTTTATCCAGGATGGAAGCTATACAACCTGACATTTTAGTAGGTTACAATAGTGATTATTTTGATATACCTTACATTTATTACAGAATAAAAAATCGTTTAGGTGAACGTACAGCAAAACGTTTATCACCAATTAGAATTGTAGAAGAAAGAGATAAAAGATGGTATCCAGATCAACCAATTAGAATTGCAGGTGTAACGTCACTTGATTACATGCGATTACATAAAAAGTATTCTTTTCAACAAGAACCATCTATGAAATTAGATTTTTTAGGTGAAAAGTATGTTAATCAAAAGAAAATTGAATATGATGGATCATTAGACAGATTATTTGCTGAAGACAAACAAAAGTTTATTGAATATAATTTTGTAGATGTTTTAATACTTAAAAAATTAGATGAAAAATTTAAATATTTAGATTTAACCAAAAATATATCACACAAAGGTAAATGTGTGTATGAAGAAGTTTATCAATCATCTAGAACACAAGATGGAGCTATATCTGCTTACTTGTTAGGTGAAGACATTATTCCACCAAACAAAGATCCAAACCCAATTATAAAAGAAGATGCAGAAGGAAATAAATTATCATATGCAGGTGGATATTTATTTTGCCCCAAAACAGGTATTTACAATTACATGTTTGATGAAGATTTAACATCACTGTATCCTTCAATTATTATGTCTCTTAATATAGGTAGAGAAACATTAGTAGGAAGATTAGTAACATCAGATGATAGAGACAATAGATTAGCTTTAAATGATCTTAAAAAAATGGACCCTAAAGATGAATTTGAAGTTGAAAATTTACAACGAAGTAAAAAGATATTATCTGTAGGTGAAATATTAGCATTAATAGAACAAAATGATTTAGCAATTACTGCAAATGGTGTGATGTTTAGAACAGATAAACCATCTACATTATCTGTAGTACTAGCACAATGGTTTGATGAAAGAGTTGTGTATAAAAATGCAATGAAAAAAGCATACAAAGCAGGTAATAAAGAAGAAGGTGATTTAAATCATTTAAGACAATATACAATGAAAATTTTGCTCAACTCATTGTATGGTGCTACAGCATTACCTACATTTAGATATGGTTCTGTATTATTAAGTGAAGGTATTACACTTACAGGACAAAGAATTATTCAAGATTCAGGAACATTCATAAATAAAACAGCTGAAGAAACATTACAAACAGGTAAGGATGTTTATGAAATTAGAACTACACCTCGCCAACGATATGAAGATTGTACAGGTGTTGTAGTGTATGAAGACACTGATTCATGTTATGTTAATGCTGAACCATTATTACGTAAATTAAATCCAGATTTTGATGATTTAGATGAAGCAACTAAAGCAGATAAGTTAGAAGCTATGTCATTAGAATATGAAAAGAAAATTAATGAATATTACAATGATTTAGCATTAAATGCGTTCAATGTCCCTATAAATAAACACAGATTAGAAATGAAAACAGAATGTACAATACGTTCTGCGTTCTTTTCAGGTAAACGTAGATATGCGCAGTATATCACAAAGAAAGAAGGTGTACCTTGTAATGAAATTGACGTAAAAGGTCTTGATTTTAAAAAGTCGAATTTTCCACCATTATTTAGAACATTTTTTGAAGAAATACTACATAAAATCCTATTTGGTGCCACAAGAGAAGAAATCGATAAAGAAATACTAGCATTTAAGGAATCACTTAAAGACATAGATTTTGTTGAAATATCAAAACCAACAGGGGTTAAAAACATGAAAAAATACACAGGTCTTCCCGCAAGTGCAGATTGTATATTTAGTGAATTTGAAAATAAAGCACCTGTAGGTGTTAAAGCAGCTGTAAGATACAATGATTTACTTAAGTTTAAAAATTTAGATAAAAAACACACTCAAATAGTAGAAGGTGATAAAATTAAATGGGTTTATTTAAGAGACAATCCATATAAAATTGATACTATGGGATTCCTGGATTTT